ATTTTCGCTAAGATACAAAAAAGTGAAAAATGGATGAATTTGAGCGATGAATTTGCATCGGCTGATTTGTTGTCATTATTTATGTTGCGCGATTTTAAGAAGATTTCAAAAATTCCAATTCAACCGATGATCGGACGTAAGATTGAAAAATATGAAAAAAACAAGGTTTCCGAATTCGATAGGCACATCAAATCGTTAGAAAAGACTAAAAAAGTGATTTTGGAACTCATCGAAAATCTAAAAACACGTAAAAGTAAGCTAAATATTGAAGTTAACAAATTGCTGAAACGTAAAAAGGCACTAAAAAGTGATTTTGATCAGCTCAAAGAATCGAAAAAAATGAAACCATACCCTAAAAAGTGATTTTGCTCTGTTTTTTTTAGATTGTTAAGATCGTGTTAAGATTTGGTTAAGATTGTGTAAATGTTAAGATTTGATTAAGATTGCGTTAAGATCAGGTTAAGAACAATTTCAATTCTAATAATAAAAACTCTTGTAAAATAAATATTTCATAATTATTTTGAAATTGAAATACAGGAAACCTAACATATGCCATCAGATTCAAAACAATTCGAAGATTATTACGTAGATAACGATAGATCAATATTAACTTATATGAATGAAGTATATGCGGAAAATTCTTCGCAGTGGCTTCAATTTATGTACGAAGGAGACATTGATACTCGTTTTGCTGCAGGTGATCAAGAGGCCATCTATAATTATGTAGGCCTAAATCATAATTACTATAAACGCAATCAAGTCAATTTCAATCAAATAAGAACGATTCGAAATATGATCACAGGTTATCAGCGAAAAACACGAAAAACATCAATAGTTATTCCTCAAGAAGAAAATGATCAAGCAACAGCCGATCAACTTTCTAATCTGCTACTTTTCACTATGAATAAGGCAGACGCTTTTTCCTGTATTTCAACTTCTTTTGAGGGTGGTATTACAGCGGGTATGAATTTAGTCTCGTTATATATGGATTATGGTTTAGATCCTATCAACGGAGATATTCGCACGGGCAATATGGGATACAATTCTTTTCTTATTGATCCATTCTTTAAGAAATTAGATTTATCCGATTGCAACTACATCTGGACGCGTAAGTGGTTATCTAGAGATCAAATTAAACAGCTATTACCTAATAGAGAAACTGAAGTTGATTCAATACCTTATGAAGGTGTTAGAGACGGTAAGTTTCCTTATATGCCGCAAAGCATGAATTTTAAAGCTCGTAAATTATTACCTTATGATGAGTTTTGGTATTTAGATACGAGAGAAGAATATCATCTTGTTGATACCAAGTCGGGCGAGTCAATTAAATGGCGTGGAAAAGATGAAAATCTAGAAACATATTTAAGTGTCTATCCTGATATCAAAAAGATGAAGAGACATATACAAACCGTTAAACTGGCGATAGTGATAAATGAAAAAGTATTTTATAATGGTCCTAATCCATTCAATACCGATAGTTATCCTTTTGTGCCTTTTGTGGGGTATTTCGAACCTGACATACCATACTTCCACACCAGAATTCAAGGGATAGTACGAGATCTTCGTGATGCACAATGGTCTTACAATCGTAGGATGAGATTAAACCTTGACTATTTAGAAGCGGGCATTTCTCGCGGCGTAAAGTACATCGAAGATGCTCTTGTAGATCCACAGGATGCGTTTCTTTCCGGGGCGGGTAGGGCTATACCTATCAAGAAAGGGCATTCATTAGATGAGGTGCAAGAAATTCCGCCTCCACAAATTCCCGGCAGCTGGTTTCAGGAACTCGAGAAATTACAGTCAGATATGATGAGAATTTCGGGAGTAAATGAAGAGCTTTTAGGTTCTGCCGAAGATGATAAAGCCGGGATCCTCTCAATGTTACGTCAGGGTGCTGGTCTAACCACGCTTCAAACATTGTTCGATAATCTTGATCAGTCACAAAAAGTTCTCGCTACTCGGTTTTTAGAATTGATTCAGAATAACTTTACTGATGAAAAGATACAACGAATAATTAACGAAGAGCCTACTCCGCAAATTCATATGCGCGATTTCTTAAGATATGATTGCGCTGTTATCGATGGAACACTTACCGCTACGCAGCAAAATATGGAGTTCCGACAACTTTGGGAGATGGCACAAGCGGGTATGCAGATACCTCCAGAGCTACTATTTAAAAACGCTCCGTTGCAAAATAAAAAAGATCTTATCGAATCTCTACAGAAACAAGCAGAACAACAATCACAAATGCAACAAATGCAAATGCAATTGCAGATGCAAGAACTTCAAGCTAAGACTAACTTGGCTAATGCTAGGGCAAAAGCCGACTCTGGGTTGGCTATAGAACGGATTTCTAGAGTGGATGAAAATGAATCTTTGGCAATAGAAAGAAGGGCACAAGCCACCCTTGATGAAGTCAAGGCGGTAAAAGAGCTCAAAGGTATGGACATCGATCATCTTAATCAATTGATGGCTATTTTGTCATCAATCAAAGAGTCTCAGGACATGGACGAAGCCAAGCTTGCTCCTCAAAAAGGAAATGAAGGACAAATTCAGCAGGGAGAAGAACAAAATGAGCAACAACAGAACGTGTTCTAGGTGCAAAGAGAAGAAAGATTATGGGATTTGGATCACAGCAACCGATCAACCCGTTTTATTTTGTCTTGAATGTTATATTAAGAAATGCAAAGAAGCAGAAAAGGTTGCTAAACCAGAAATAAACGAGATAGAATGAGATTTATAATTAATTTATTCGCTTTTAGTTTGATAGTTATAGCTACAACATATTTTGTTGATGAGTTTATTACTAATAACAAAAGGGTGTCTTTGAATGCTATTCCAGGCAGAAAAACAATGCCTCCTAATAGACCAAGGCCAAGACTTTCTAACGACATCAAAATGGAATATCAGTGGCACAAAATAGACGAAAGATTACCACGGGATGGAGAATATATTTTGATTGAAATAGAGTTCAATCAAGATGTTACACAAATTTCAATGCAAGTTAAATATAGCGATACATTAAATGGAATTAAAAAGTGGAGATATTTAACAGATAACGAAATAATTGATTTTATAAAACAAAAGGATTGTAAACAAATTTTAACAGATAGGTAAAAAAGTGAAAGCAAAAACAAAAGCCGGAAAAATGAAAGAAGTCAAATCTCATTTGAAGGGTGATCGCAAGACGTGGATAAAATTATCCAAAGAAGCTAAAGATGAAGCAGTTAGCGACAAAAAATTAATTAAGAAAATTGGTAAAGGAAAGAAATCATGCCCAAAAAAATGACATGCTCTACCCACTGAAGTAGGTAGTTTTCAAAAACAAAAAGAAAAAAATGGTAAAAACAATTAACGAGCAAGAAGGTAAAGATGTGTTTGAGTATTCTGTCTTTGGTAGTCCTAATCAAAAGATAGGAAACTTTACAGGTCAGTTAAAATTTGAGAGGTGGTCAGCATGATTACCTTAAAAAATATTGATTGTCTTGAATTATTAAAATCATTAGATAATAATTCAATAGATTTAGTGATTACTGACCCTCCTTATTTGATAAATTACAAAACAAAGCGTTGTAATAACAAGGAACACAAGTTCTGCAATGTAATACAAAACGATAATAATCCAGATTTAATTACAAAGGTAATTAAGGAGTTACATCGTGTTATGAAAGATAATACTGCAGGATATATGTTTTGTAATTTTGACAAAGTTGATTTTTTTAAAAAAGAGATTGAAAAACATTTTAAAATTAAGAACATAATTATATGGGTAAAGAACAACTGGACTGCAGGAGATTTAAAAGCACAGTTTGGAAAACAATACGAGATGATTATACTATTTAACAAAGGCAGATGTTTATTTAATGGTAAAAGATTAACAGATGTTTGGAATTTTGATAAAGTTGTAGGAAAAAAACAATTACATCAAAACGAGAAACCTTTAGATTTAATTAAACAAGCAATAGGAAAACACAGTAAGGAAGGGGATTTGGTCTTAGATTGTTTTGCTGGAAGCAATACAACAGGATTAGCTTGTTTAAAAACTAATAGAAGTTTTGTAGGCTGTGAAATTGATAAAGAATATTTTGAAATAGCATTAAAGAGGATACAAAAACACTCACAACAGGGTACGTTTCTTCCTCTCGCAGAAAACTTAAAGGATGTGCGGCATTCCTTATTTGAATAATGAGATTTACAAATTCGTATAAGGTGATAAAATATGGGCTGTGTTGAACAGAGGCCAAAAAATGTCTGAAAAAAAAGAACAAGATATTGAATTATTAATTTTAGATCTTGTTGAAAAGTTCAGTAAACGAGACAGATTTGACTCTTTCATTGCAGCAGTTTTGAAAGAAATACATGCACACGATTTTAGTGAATCTAGAAAATTGATATACCTGAACAAAAATTCTTTCCTAAACCTTATAAAAGGAATTCTAGAGATGCAATCAAAATCAATATTATCATTCTTGGATAAAAATTTAGATGAAAATTACTAACAAAAAAAAGAAATAGGAAAAAAATGAAAAGATTAGCGTTATTGATTCCGATAGTATGGATATGTAGTTCTTGCAGCTGGATAGTAAAATGGCAAGAAGATTATCCCGACAATGCATTTGAAGAAGCAATTGAAGATTATATCAAAGAAAAAACAGGCTATGATATCGATCTGACGCCATTCACGGGTGACGAGAAACAGGGCGATCTAAAATCTAAGTGATTTTTGCTCTAGCATGTCGTTTGAAAAAGCCTAGCAGATCTGTCGTTGCTGGGCTTCTTGTTAGTGTAGGGCGCGTTCTAAGGCGCAATTGATCTAACATTTCCCAGGCCTGTTCTACTTTGTCTGCCTTGTCCCTTAATATTGTTCCAAAATCTAACGATATGGATCTATATATCGGAGTAATTCTTCTACTTAGAAAGTACACTTCTCCCGTTGAACTAATAGCCATATGCGTTTGATAATATCTTGATATATTTGGATATCCGCCAATTGTCATAAAATTTCCCCCCTTGATCTTAAGGTGTTTAACAAATTATGGATTTCGTCTGTGGATCTAAGTACTTTATTTGCAATATCTTTTGCTTTGTTTTCGAGAGATATATCCGATCTGGAATATGGAACAAAATAATTTCTTGAGATTAGTTCTCCACGACTATATATGCGGAGTATTCCGTTGACGATACTCAAATCAATTGAACTCATTTTTTAGATCCCTCTCTAAGCCATTTTTCGAAGGTAGAAACTTCAATAATTATTTTCTTTTTCCCAATTTTTTTAATAAAAGAGGAAGCACCATTTGCCTCCTTGTTTTGAATCCACCAGCGCAAAGAAGATTCACTAAAAGCGGGATACAGCTTAGATGCTTGCTTCACAGAGATAAATCTAGGTTCAATTGGAGGATCAATATTTTCTGCCATCAAAGTTCCTGTCTCAGAGTTCTATAGAAGAATTTTGGAAGACAAGAACACGAGACTTGATAATCTATCTTTCTTTCTAACAAATTCCACCTATTTAGTATTTTTTCAGCTTCGTCTACTAGATCGGCATTTTTGACTAATATTTTTGCAAAATCCATTGAGACCGATTTGTGAATAGGAGAGGGAATGCGTTTCAGCATTCTATAATTTCCCATTGTGCTTATTACCGGATAAACGTGACCTATTCCCGAACTCATTTTCCCTCCTTTGAGTTATTTATAATTTCTAAACATCTATTCAAATATGTTCTATAATTCCAGAGGTTCTTTTCTAATTTGAATAAAGTTTCTAATTTATAATCGTTTTTATATAAATCTCTTTCTAAATCATCTAATTGTTTTTTTACATTATAAACATGATCTAAAATTTCTTCTTTTGTTTCGATTGCATTCATTTTTGTCTCCTAAAGATCGCTAATTTTGAAAACCGATAAACACCCATTTTCCCATATCGTTGTCGTTCCCGGAAAATTGCTTAATATAAAGTTTGATATCTTAGTTGCCGTTTCTTTGGAACATTGATATCTTTCAAATTTTGTAAATTCCGGATTGCGAATGTACATTGGTCTTTCTTCCAAACCATCTATGTTTTCCCGATAGGATATATAATCCGCTATACCTGCGATTGACATATTTTAATCTCCTATTGTGCACTGTAGATGGTTTATTTCTAGAAAACCGTTTCTCCATGTAGATACGTTATATGAAAAATGTGTAAATACATATTTAGTTATTTTATCTCCTAATTCTTGTGAACAAGGATATGGTTCTAATTTAGTTGATTGAAAATCTTCTGGAGGAGCGTACAATTCGTCGACCCCTCTACATATGTATGAAGCGATTACTGCTAATGGACTAATGCTCATTATTCTTCCTTTGTGAATTGAATCCCATACAACATACGCTAAATATCTATTATTTGCACAAGATTTTTATCTTTTCTCGAAAAAAAAGCGCCCAAATTAATGAGCGCACAATATGAAAATAGAGTTTTTCAGATACAGAATCTAAAGCTAACAAAATATTATATTGTTGAAAAGAAATAATACTTGATTAATTAAAATTTTAATTCTATAAATCGTATTAAGGGTTTATTCCCTTGTTGATACAACTAAAAGGAGACGAGTTGGTTATGCGCCGAGAGTCAAAAAACGGAAAATATGATATGGCTAAGAGTCATGTCAGCCAAACCTACACTGAAAATTGGGAAGGATCTGATTCTTCTGCGATTTCTCAGGAAGGTAATGGAAGTATGGATTATAGAAGCAAAAAAGATGCTCTACAATCTTCTGATGCTAAGAAAATTCGAAGCTCAGGTCTTTCACAAATGTAAATAGCTGGCGAAATCTGAATAACTCAACATTATTCAGTAGGGAGATACCGGGTCTCCCGCTCGCTTTTTTAAAGAGCGGCTATGGAGTATTCACAAACCACAACCGCCGAAACCTAACAAACGACAGTTACGCCATTTCAAAAAATTATAGGGGAAACATGGAAGAAGAATCAACAAAAAAAACACTTGGAACGAAAATAATTGAGAATGTGACAAAAAATTTTGATACTTATCATCCTGAGGCAAGAGAAGTAACGTTAGAGTGGG